ATATTTACCATTAACGTCATAACGACTGCGGCAATAGTCAGCTGGGAGTTCCTGGAGATAACTGGCTGTTTTCTGGTCAACTCTATAACCATAGTAACAACCGTTCTTAACAACCTTTAGTGCAATTTTCGCGAAGTTACGTTTCAAATTACATTGTTCCAAGAGGTTGCAAGCTTTGTACCAACCCTCTACAACTTTTTCATTTTTAATCTTACTGTCATAGACAATTGGTGTTGTAAATAAATCATATCTATAAATTCCTGCCATGTATCTACATAGGCGGGAATAGATACCACTTCTATTAAAAAAGAGATTAGAAATTTCCCGCATTGTCTTATAATTGTTATTTACAATAGCGCGTTCAATATCTTCTTGTCTAAATTTGTAATCTTTCTTTTTATAATAATCTGTATTTAGAAAAACATCATTAGACAATTTCTCTTTTCCAACTTTAATTTGATTAAAATCTAAGGACGGTGTAGAATTGGTTAGCCTAAAATCTCTTTGAGATTTATCCTTTAATATAGCCAATATTTCACCTCCTATGGTTTGTTAATATCCATTGATTACCCTAAGTAGATAATCTTTACTTAATTTATTTTCATCATAATATGGAATAGAAACTAATTTAATTCTATTCTTCAAACAATATTGTCTCTTCATATTATCATTATACTGCTGTCGGTGTAATCCTTTATTGCCCCCAAAGGCTTTAACAGACTGATAATGTTGTCTTCCTTGAGCTTCAATTAGACAAACTAGATTATTATTGTCATCAAAAATAGCGAAATCAAATCTAAGTTTCCTTCCACTAGAACTAATTAAGTCATCAAATTCATATTCCTCTTTGAAATTAATACCAAGAGACTCTAGGATTAGATGAATCTTAATTTCTAAATTAGAAGATAACATAGTCTTCTCACTTCCTATATAGTACTAAAAATTTAGGGCAGAGGATTATTCACTTCTGCCCTAAAAAATTTTATCTATATAGTATAATTTTTCTAAGTGGTCAATAATTACTTTTTGTCCACTAATTAAAAAACATAAAATCTTCAATGTTCCTAGTCTTTTTGCGGGCATTCCTATCTTCTTCTAGTTTACAATAGTAAAGACCATAGATTAGCGCAGAAAACTTATCCTTTAGAATACTGCGATTGTTTTGTTCAAGGATAATGTGCGCACCTTGTCTAGTTTCCACTAGGTTAAGAATCTGTTCACGCAAAATGCTAGTATTAACATATGGTTTTAGATATTCTGCTACCTTGCCCGCGGACATTGAACTATATCCCGCAGATGCTATTAATTCATCTTTTGCTATCATATCATCAATTAAGAACTTAAGGTGTCCCCTAGATAATTCTGTTTGACAGTAGGAGTAACATTCTGAGTTGATGGTTTGATTAGCTTTCATAATATACATTGCATTATGAATTGTGTCTTGAGTTTGAAGGTTTTTATATGTACCATTTGGGTCATTATAAACACCCCAGTTATATAATGTTTCTCCAGTCTCTGGGTCTAGTGTATCAACTGTTAAAGCATCTACCAAGCCCTGTCCCAAACCATTACCGTCAACTACAGCTATGCGGCATTTGAAATCTCTAAAGATTCTTTTTAGTTTAATGGCTTGCATACCAAAGTGTTCTTCACTTAAAGTAATAATATTTACTACTTGTTTTAGTGTTTTCAAACCTTCTTCAGTAATGCATGGTGTTACTTTTAGAATTACAATTTCAGTTGTACACTCTTTGCGGCCAACATCAACACCCATTACATAATAACCATTTTTACCAATTTTATTACTATATTTAGTTTCAGCTTTCTTGATTACTCTATGTTTGTCAAATTTATCCACATTAAAGAATGCTGATTCAACATCACCTGTCCAAATTGATTCATATTCTCTCTCAAAGCTAGCTTCATTAAAAGTACCGTCTGCCCGCAAATCATCAATGAAGTTCTTTCCAAGCAATCCCTCAGAGACAGGAACTCTCCAAGAACCACCTAGAACTATTGCTTTCTTTGGTCTAGCTACTGATTGACAAAGAATTTGAATCAACTGGTCATAACCAAATGTACCTTTATAACCAGCAGTAGTGATGTAGATTTGAGATTGGTTTAATTGTTCATTAGGGTCAGGACAATTCCCCGCTACCATTCTATCTACATTCATAGTAGGGATAATAACAGTTTTAAGAATGTCCTGGTCAATGCCAACACATTCTTCCATCAACCCCGCGTTAAAACGCTTACCACGGGTAGAATCGGTTGCAGCCACATTCCGCAACTCAGATTTATTACGAAAAGAATAAACTACTGTATCTTTACTTTGCTTTGTCTTTGCTCTAGTTCCTCTAACGTCCCAAATAATCTCTTTTTCAAAAGCAGGAATTAAATCACATATCTCAGAAACCTTCGCTTCGAGAATCGAAGCACTCTGCTCCTTGCCTCCAGCTACAGTAAATATCTTAGCTCCAGGATATAGTATACACTTACACATCAAAGACATAACAGACATAAAAGATTTAGACCAGGCGCGGACAAATGTAGCATAGACATATTGATATCTAAACGTGCACCGCAAAAATAATCTTTGATAAAAATAAAAATGGAAGGTGTTGTTAGGATTAAGACTGCACATGAAGTCCACAAACCTATCTGGGTATACTCTCCAGTAGGAAATGATTGACCGCAACTTATCTTGGTTCTCTAACAGCATCTCCTTGGTTACACAATCTTCTTTTTTTTGTTTTTTATTGACTGTTTTTAATAAATCTTTTAAAGCCATTAGAGGTCCAAACCTCCTGTCATTTGTAGTAACATTTGAGCCTCTTGCTCAACTTCATTTTGTATATAATTAGAAAAATCATATACTTCTTCAAATTCTTTTGACCTAGCGATTATCTCTTCTTCTCCCTCAGAGGTTACTTGATTTTCTTCAGGCTCCGCAGATTCTTTCTCTTTGGCTTCTAGTTTCTTAATGTAAGATTCAATAATATTACCAAGGTTATGTTCATTGCTTACCAAATTCTGAGTATAGTTTTGTAGGTCTCTAATGGTGATATCAATTTTATCTTGCGGGTAGTCTTGCGGGTCAGGATATTGCTCAATAATACCCCCCTCCATCTCACAGAAGGCTATTAGTTCACCAACAGAATCTAGGTAGTGGGATTGCTCATCTTCTTTATTCTGTGCTTCAGTAAACTTAGCACTCTTCCTCAATTGGTCAAGAATACTAGCAAATGATTTTGCTGCATTAGCATCACCAACGTCCATGGCCTGGTCAAATTTCAAAGAAGTTTTACAGATTTTCCGCAAACTGTTTTCGCGGTCAGTGTTCATTTCATATTCTTTTACATATTTACTATAGAGGTCTTCCATGTATACCCATTCTGTAGGTTTATACATAGTCCCCCACTTAACAGCTAGGTATTGAATATCTTCTTCTGTAAGTTGACTATTGATTTCATTTTCCCGCACCTGCTCAAATGGTTGAATAAATTGTTCACCAGTAGAGGTGGAATTTTCTACTTTAGTGGTAGTTGCTGGAATAGCTTTTTCAACTATATCTTCTTTCACTTCTTCCTCCATTGACTCTTCTGTCGCTGTGTGCGGGACATCTTCTACAAATTCTAATGGTTTGTTTTTAGGATTGAGCGCATCAAATTGTTGCTGTGAAATTTTACCTGCCTCTAGTTTCTTTACTAAAGAATCATAGTATTCCATAGCAGCGTCATCGCTACCTCTATTTCTTTTGTTTAGAGTATCACTGTCCGCAAATCCATAGCCTTTGTATTGTGATAATTGAAGTTGTCTTTTGTATATACCAAGAACAGAAGATGGGCCAAATTTAGATGGATTTTGTAGGTAGATTTCATTGGTTAATCTAATCCAAACATCTTCCACGTAGGGAACATCTAATTCTTCTAAAATCCACAAGAAGGTGGAAGGGTCTCTGTTGTCTACTAGTGCGGTCATGCACCTTTTGCAGACGTCCATTCTTCCACCTTCTCTTTTCACCATAAATTCTGTTTCATCTCTTGATTTGCCGCACTTAGGACATTTCTTCTTAGGTTTCTTAGAAATATTACTCACCTCCCCTCTGTGCTAGAATAGTTTCTTCACCGACTCTGCGACAATCTTTACAAATTGAATACCAGCCATCTCTACCATGTACGTTGCGGGAATAGAATAGTGGGTGTTCCAATTTAATTTTGTGACATTTGCCGCACTCTCTCCAAGACCCATACTCTTTGTTGGTGAAGTACCATTCTAACCATTCTTTTTGTGCTTGCTTAACTATAATTTTTGGAACTTTCTTTCTCCAGTAGGAGGAATAATATTGTGCGGTGTGCCGCACTCCATATTTTGCTTCCATCTTTTTAATAATTTGTTCATTTGATAGACCATCTATTTTCCAAATTAAAAGGTCATAGCAGGCAGGGTAATGTTCTGCTAAGGCATTATGTGTTACCCTCTCTAGGTCCATTAGCAGGAAGTGCATGTCAGATTGTAGGTCATCGCCGCACTCTTGTTTTAGTTGATTGTAGTAACATAGTAGAAATGACACATGCTCAGGTGTGTATAGATTAATAACACCTGTTGACTTTGGCAGACCATTACTACCTAGCCATGTATGTTCATCTATTGTCATCTTAGCAAATGTTTTGATTTGGTTAGATGCTTTAATGGTAGATGGTGCGGGGTTCATGGCTGCTCTTAAAATATATATCTGTTGCCATGTCTCAATAATTTGTTTTTTTAGAAAATATCTTTTTGGTCCAGTAGCTGTTTGAAATTGTTTGCTTAATGATTCTATTACCTTGATATTTTCTTTTAATCGCGGGGAAACTTCAATTTCTTCTTCTGTAATTTGGTCTTTTGTTACTAATTTCTGATTTTTATCATTTCTGATTAGGTTGTGTAACGTACTTTCGCCCATTTCTAGATTTTCTATTAAAGTTTCTAGCGAAGTTTGACGTTTATCAATAGTAACTTGTCTATTTTTTGTAATAATTGGACGTTCTTTTCTTTTTTCTTTCTTGGTTTGATTTTTGTCAAATGTAAATAGAATATAATCTGACATATAACCTAATTCTTTAGTGGTTGGGTTTGAATTTTTTAATATTTCTTTACAGTATTCTACCCTTTCCTCAGGTGTTTTTAGTGAATAATCAAATATCATATTGTTATAATCTCCTTGTTCAATGTTTTGTATATATTATATCATATTTTTTATATTTGTCAAGAACTATTTTAAAAAATTATTTGCCGCAAGATATTATTTATTATATTATATATTATTATTTATTATATTATATAAAATATTTTATTATTGATTAAATATTTTTGTTGACTATATTTATCTTTAATGATATAATATATACATATTGAATCTCCTATTGGTTTTTATTAAATGTTTTTAGTTATATTCTTTTATTGTTTTTCTTCTTTAATCTTTCCAAAAGAAAGAAAAGAGAGAAAAGAAAGAAAATGGTTTTCTTTGGACTGCGGTTTTTGCTGGACTGCGTGAAATTCTGTTGACTGCGTGAGAATGGGGTGAACGGCACCTCTATGAGTAAATTTTCAAACGATATCCCTAAACCCCGCCCCACGTGGGGCGGGGTGGGTACTCTTTAACAGTCAATCAGTTCCCGCAGGCTTGTGTTTGGGTCTGCGTAAAACTCACTCAAAAATATGTGAGCCTTGCGCGCGGCTAGTGTGGCCGCCTTAATCCTATGCAAGTTACTTGCGCAGGTGTAAAATTCATTGTGCAGGCGTTGGTCATCTTCAAAACCTATGAACGGGCCGTAGGCGGCTAGTTCATCTGCCAGTTCTTCCTGGCGCTCTTCAATCTCTGCGGCATACCTTTCAAGGTATGCCACCGCTAGGTCAAGGCCGCCCGCGTATTTAAAATTTGTCATGATATACTCCTTACAACTTAAAGCAACTATGGCCAGCCTTAAGGCCAGCCGCCACCTTGCCCGCAAACTTTGACGGCCTGATGTAGTACCCAAACTTGGCGGCTACCTCGCCGGTTGCTTTAATATCACGGGCGGATACCTCGCCAAAAAACAATACTGTATTACTAATTGTGTCAATCTTGGCCATCTTGCGACGTACTGGCCAGCATGGCGTGGCGTACACCCAAACACCGGTTAACCCCTCTGTTGGGTTGCTGATGATGTCGTAATCATAGCTGTTATTTAATTGTACTCTCTTAATCATTGTCTTACTCCTTACTAGTAATTTTATGCCAGTAACAATATATTACTATTTTGTTGATTAGTCAACAAAAATTTTAGTTGCAATTTTAATAGTATTAGTTTAATCTGAAATAGTAATGTTAGTTACTGTTTAAGGGAGTAATTATGCAAACTATCATTAACATTCATGAGGGAACAAACAAAAATATTGACTATGCGCTAGAATGCCTGCGCGATTTAGGCGCAGTCGCCGAAGGTAGCGAGGAACTGGACACTTTAATCTACTATGAAAGGGATGCAGAAGAATTAAAAAATATTGATATGGCGGTAAGCGAGTTGGAAGGTTTGCAAGAACAACTAACAGAGGAAGAAAAAAACATAACTATTACCAAGAAAGACGTTGAACTATTGCAAGGTGTGCAGGCTGGTATGCTTGATAATTTTGAAGAAGCTAACTATTTAATTCATGATGACAACTTGAAAGACGAACGGCTGGAGTACGTTCAAGAAGCCGCCAACTATCTTGATGCTTATTTAACACTTGAAAAAATAATAAAATTGTTTGGATAATTTTAAAAATAGCAGCCCCGCAGGGCTGCTTTTGTGATATCATGTTTTTGTTGATAAAATACTATTTAAGGAGTTTCAAATGATTACCTTCTATGTAATAGTCACAACTGACTGGTACGGCGACATGTACCAGGAGTACGTGGGGGGTGTGTATGACACTCTGCCAAAAGCAGAGGAGTGTTTTAGTAACGAAGCGAGGGCCGCTAAAGAAGCCCTCGCCGAAAGCCCTCGCGAGGAGTGGGGAGGGCATCAATTGTCAAAGATTGAGACAACTATGTATAGTTGTCTTGCCCCCTCCAGCTGGGGCTGGAGGGAGGTCAGCACTGCATGGTCGAACCCGGGGTATTATGCCCCAGAGGAGGAGGCCATAACCTCCATAGAGATTGAAAACTATGTTTGTTTTTAATCACTCGCCCCAGCCCAGCGGCTGGGGCTTATTTTATGCCTTGTATTATTCTCAGTTAAGAATATTCTAGGTTTAGTATTATTCTCACTTGAGTACAATTGGGGCCAAAATTTTACCACAACACCTAGGCATCTGTCAATAGTTTTCACAAAAAATTCATAAAAAATTTTCAGTTCCCAAAACTCCCAAAACTTAAAATAAGGCAATTTTCAAAAGTGGGGCTTAGAACGGCTTAGAATGCCTCTCAGGCATATTTGGCC